TGGCGAAAAAAGAAACAATCTAAATAACCAACACACCCCGCCCCGCTAAAAGCGGGGCGGGGTTTTTTATTATCTCAATTCTAGTTTAGAATTATTCTAAACTATTTTTTTTTATTTTTTTAGGGAGGGTGGGCCCGCGGGCAACGAGCATATGTTCGTTTTGGGTTTTAATTTTTTTTAGGGTGGGTGGGCCCGTAGGTCACGAGCTGCGACAATTTGTCACATTGACACGCGAATCGCGGACGGGCGCGCGCGGTCAGTTGATCGCGGGGCGCTTAATTATTTTTTTGATTGATTAATATTTTCTGTATGAGTTGCCAATCGTTAACCGCTAACGGTTTAACTTCTCTATGATCTAATAACAGACCCTCAATAGATTTACTTTCATAAAGTTTTATGAGGGAAGGGGAGCGGGGCGGGGCGTGTTCTAATAACAGAAAATTACGTTGTTGTTTTTGTGTAGCCCATAGTATTTGATGAGGGGAAAATTTAACTTTTTTTGTAGTTGTATATTTAAGCTCAACCATAAAAAAACCGCAGTTATCATGATAACAAAGTACATCGGGGACGCCGTGATTAATATAAGTTTCAATTCTAGTGTGTTGAATTAGAGGGGTATTTTTTTTAAATTTTTGGTATAATTTTCGCTCAAGTTTCATCGTACAATTACTTATACGATGAAACTTTTACGACGTCAATTACGCGGTTTTTTTAGGGGTATCAAACGCGGAATTAAAAGGGATTTGTATTATTTTATATTGAGTTTCACGCCATTTTCGGTCGCGATCTTTTAATTCTATTAGAGCGTCCATTTTCTTTTTAGCCTCTACATAAGAATTAAAGCCGTGAGTACAATTATAATCTATTGAAAAATCAACCTCTATATTATCATTAAATTGACTTTCAGTTATTTCAATAATTACAAATTTATTTATAACCATTATTCACCGCCTTTATTGGCTATCTGTAATGTATTATATACAATACCCATATTTAAAAAGCCGTTTTTCATGGCCTTTTCAAACTCAATTTGTTTAAATAAGAGTTTAGGGTGATGTATAGCGTCAAACATTTTTTGTTTTTGAGCTTCCATTTTAGACAATTGAGCGCCTTCTTTTGTGCTCTTTTTTAATTCATTGTGAAGGGCGTCTTTACATATATTAATTAAAAATCGATCAAAATCTTCATAACACTCATTTTGACCGCTGTAAGTACCCGTCCACCCGTGAATTTTGGCTTGTCTGTTATAAACGTCGTCAACATCACGCGCTAGTTTTTTTTGTTTGTCTCTTAACTCACGCTCTTTTATTTCTTTCAACCTTACAAAATCGTCATATTCTTTTGACGCTTTTTTTAAGGCCGTTAATTTAGAGGCAAGTTTTAAAGTAGATACAAATTTTTTATATTCTTTTTTGATTTGTTTATCTACTTTTAACTCAATAGCGCGCTTCAATTCCTGCCTTTTATCTGAAACTTCACTATCTATTCTATTCGACCAATATTTTTTATCCTTATCGGATAACTTGACCGTCTTATTTTCATCACTCATTTTTTTGTCCTTTTGTTAGTTGTTGATGATTTGTTTTATATATCACACTTGAAATCATAAACAATCATATTATATGATATAATGTTAGTTGAAATATTAGGGGGTGCAAATTCCCTAGTATTTCAAGAGGTGCGACAAAATGCGCATTTAGAAATTATGAGAAATATATATTAAGAAATTATGACTATTTTAAACGGCGTAAAATTAAGAGGCAACGAAACATTTAACGAATTACTTGAAATAGGCAAAAAGAAAAAAAGACTTAAAAAGGACAATTCAAAAAAAGGCGATATTTTCATTAATTGTAGAAGTTGCAACGAATATATTAAAGGTGATTGGCGGTCTAGTTTTGACGGTCGATACTGTAAAAATTGTTTATGAACATATTTTTTGAACATTATAAAAAAAGAGACGGCGCAATTTATAAAGATTTAGCGGGTTTAGATCATAAAGGGCGTATTAAATTGTTAAATGAATTTATAATGTCCAGTTTTAATGCAAAATGTCAGATTTTAGAAAATGACAACTTATATAAAAAGTTTTCAAGTTTAGTAAAAGCTAATGAGAGATCTATTATATTTTTTTGTAAATTAAAAAAGTTTTGTAATAAACACAAAAACATTAAAAAAGTATGAAATTTTATAAATCAAAAAAATTATTAAATATAGATAACAACGCCAAAACCATTAAAGGTCAGAAATATAAATATTTAACAGGAATTTTATATTTAGCGCCCGCAAGGACAAGCGGGTTTAATGTGTGTCCAATGGCAAGCGCGGGTTGCAAGGCTAGCTGTTTATTTACAGCGGGGCGGGGACGTTTTAGTAATGTATATAATGGCCGGTTAAATAAAACGTTATGGTATTTTTTAGAGCGTGAGAGCTTTTTAAATAAATTAAGACGTGAAATAAACGCGTTGATTAAAAAAGCTAAACGGCTAAATTTAAAACCCGCCGTTAGATTAAATGGCACTAGTGATATTGATTGGAATATACACGGGTTATATAATGAATTTTCTAAAGTTAAATTTTACGACTACACCAAAATTTATAAACGGGCTTTAAAATATATTAACGGTGAATATCCTAAAAACTATCATTTAACTTATTCTTTAAATGAGGATAACAAACAAAAAGCAAGTTATATATTAAAGCGGGGCGGGAACATTAGCGCCGTTTTTAGAGATAAAAAGCTGCCAAAAAGATTTAAAAATTTTAGAGTAATTGACGGTGATAAGTCAGATTTAAGATTTAATGACCCTAAAAATATAGTTGTCGGTTTATATGCTAAAGGACGGGCTAAAAAAGATCAAACGGGTTTTGTATTAGATGTTTAATTTAATGCAAAGATATGGCGCGAGGGAGAAAAATACGCGAAGAAATCCGAATAATAGCGGGCAAGCGCGCAAGCGACAAGATAGCGAGCGAGCATTTAATGCCGTGTCCACGGGAGCGCCATATTTAAAATCAACAAGCGAGCGAGCAAGCGAGCGAGCAGAAGGGATAATATGGAACTAGAAGATAAAGATATACAATGGGCTAGTCAGCATTTTCTTACTGAATCATTGCCTGATGATTGGCAAAAGATGAGTGATGAAGAAGTAGATGATTTTATAGAAAATCATAAATGGCAATTCGTTGAAGATTGGGATATTGACGATATTTGGCAACAAATAGGTCAAATTGCTAGAAGTATGAGAAGTTATATTAATGAACAAGAGAGTATGATTATTAAGGAATAATATGAATAAACCTACAAAGTGGCAATCACAAATAGATATATCACATAGAGAGTGGTGTAGAGAAAATGGTTATCCAACGGATTGGTATCGAGCACGACATGGTAGACCTAAATTAAATAAGGGTGCGAGCAAGCGAAGTAGTGCCCAGTATCCATATCTATTAAATATTTCGTAAGCCAACACTACATCTTGATTTGTACTTCAAATTACGCTAAAAGTCAATATATGGGACTACCTAAAAAATTGACTGAAAGACAAATAAAGTTTTCAGAATTACTGGTATATAATGAGGGGCGCAAGAGCCCGAGCGAGTGTGCTTACGAGGCGGGATATAAGACTAGACCTAGGCAGGCTGCGAGCGAGCTACGTAATCCTAAATTATCGCCATTGGTAGTGCAATATATAGGTGAACTACGAGCAGAGATACAAGAGAAATATGGTATTAGTTTTGAGAAACACTTGGGCGAACTAGCGAAGTTAAGAGAAGACGCACGAGCGAAGGGCGCATGGTCTGCAGCGATAAACGCAGAGATAGCTAGAGGTAAAGCCGGTGGACTTTACGTAGATCAAAAATTAATTATGACAGGTAATCTAGATAATATGTCAGAAAAAGAATTAGAATTAAAACTAAAACAAATTCTTGATGATCACAAATCTTTAATTGATGTTAGTCCAGAAGAGTCACAACCAGAATCAGAAACAAAACAGCTCCCTGTATCCGATTAAAGAACTCATTTACTTTTACCCAAAGGCTTTTTATTAAAGCTAGGATTTTTCTTATTACTTCCATATTTTACTCCTTGTGAGTCAGGCCCTTTTACAGGCGGTATAGCATTCCATTTTACAAATGGCATATTCTTCGTCAAGGTTTTATTTTTCATTATTCCATGATACCAACATTAGAACTACAATTCCATATATTGCCACCACAAAACCAATAGATAAAATCACAATTTTCTATCCCACTCCTCTTTAGTCATAGATGGTTTATGTT